AGGCTATTGCAGAAGAGTTAAGAGGACTTGCAGTGGAGTTTGATGTGCCAATTGTATCTGCTACTCAGACCACACGTTCTGGCTTTACGAGTTCTGATCCTGGGCTGGAAGATACGTCTGAATCATTTGGTTTACCTGCAACAGCAGATCTTATGTTTGCTTTGATATCATCAGAGGAATTAGAATCTCTTGGTCAGGTAATGGTAAAACAATTAAAGAATAGATATAATGACCCTAATAATAAAAAACGATTTGTATTGGGTATTGATCGATCTCGTATGAGATTGTTCGATGTAGATAATCCCGAAGAAGGTGTAGTTGATGACAGACCTGCGTTTGACAAATCAGAGATGAATGAAAGATTTAAGGATTTTAAAATACAATGAGTAATCCAATGCAATTTATGGGAATGATGGATCAGATGTTAAATGCTTCTCCTGCTGTTGAAAAATATGAACAACTTCTATCAGAGGAGCAAATAGTTGACATTGAAGAAATTGTTAAACATCAAAGATGGATAATTGCTGATGGAGTAGATTTTCCCGGTGATGGAAAATATATGAATGTTCATGATGTTTATTATCATGGTTTTTGGTATACAGATGACGAAAGAATAAAACTTATATGTAATGATATTTTAAAGGCTTTAAATGATGGAAAAGAACCAACCGCTATACAACGTATTAAAATTAATTGTACTTTTCCAACAGATGAAGTTACAGAATTTCAATATCATGTAGATGAACATGCAGCTTCACCAGATATAAAGTCCGCTGTATATTATGTTAATACTTGTGATGGATATACACGTTTAAAAGATGTGCAAGAGACATTTCCAAGTGTAAGTGGTTCAGCGATTAAATTTGCTCAAGACACTGAACATAAAGGCACTACATCAACTAAGGTGCCACGTTATGTAATTAATCTTAATTTTATTCCATAGGAGAGAGTATGTGGGTTTTAGTATGGCTTGAATTAGCCGCTTCACAGAATATAAACTTCTATCATTTAGGAAGTTATGAACAAGAACGAGATTGTAAGAATGCATACGAAGATGCTATTGTATTAGTAACTGGTAAGAACCAGAGTATGGAATGTTTGTTTATTGATATGGAGAACAGAAAGAATGGCCGTTAATCGTAACTATAAAAAGACCAGTATTGGTCAACGTAATGTAAAGATGTCTAGTATGAATAAAAGTAAGAAGCGTGGTTTTAAAAAGTATCGAGGCCAAGGCAAATAATGCATGCAAAGCTTATATCCTATAGCCAACCCGGCGGTCGTATCCACAGTGGAGAACCTGCATTCAAGGGGCTTGATAACATCCAAGACCTCATCGCGTATTGCGCCCGTGTCTCCAATCCAGCGAACCAGGCTAACACCAAAACAACACCAAAGCTACTTGACTACCTCATTAAACACAAACACTGGTCACCATTCGAAATGGCATCAGCCTGTATCGAAATCGAAACAACCAGAGATATCGCAAGGCAAATCCTCCGCCATCGTTCATTTTCATTTCAAGAGTTTTCTCAGCGGTATGCTGACATTCGCGATCTTGATGGCGATTTTGTTTTAAGGGATGCTCGGCTACAAGATCCTAAGAACCGCCAGAACAGTATTGATAATGAAGATTCAGAATTAGAAAACGAATGGTGGAATAAACAAATGGCTGTTATTGAAACAGCTAAAATGGCATACAACTGGGCAATAGAAAATGGAATCGCAAAGGAACAAGCAAGAGCAGTCTTGCCAGAAGGTAACACAGTTAGTCGGCTCTATGTTAATGGTACCATTCGTAGTTGGATTCATTATATCGAGTTACGTTCTGCAAATGGGACACAAAAAGAACATATGGAACTAGCCGTCGAAGTAGCAAAGGCTATTAGTCAGATCTATCCCAAAGCAATAGATTTTATTAAGGAGGACTAAATGGGTAAACATCTATCTACATTTTATAAAGATGATGAATCAGAATATTGTGAAATACATGTTGACTATAAAGAAGAATTCTTTTATATTAAGTATTATAAAAAAGATGCTGCAAAATGGTTTCACACAGAAGAATTTATTGGTAAGTCTTTGCGTTATGTAGAAGATGCAGCTGAAAACTGGGCTCTAGGAATTAAGAAAATCGATCCACATTATGAAGGAACATTATTATAATGCCATATCAATCAACTAAGACATACGGTCATAACATTGGCCTGTCGGCATGCTTTCGACAACCAAAAGCGCATTCGCACTGTAGATTTTTACATGGATACAGTTTGGCGTTTCGTTTTACATTCCAAGCAGCAGAGCTTGATGAACGCAATTGGGTTGTAGACTTTGGTGGTCTTAAACCTCTAAAGGCCTGGCTAGAGGATACATTTGATCATAAGGTAGTATTAGATGCTGATGATCCAGAAATGGTAAAATTTGAAATGCTAGCAGATGCAGGTCTAGCGGAACTTACTGTTTTAGACGGTGTTGGAGTAGAACGTTTTGCTAAGCATGCATATGACTTTGCCGATAAGCTAGTGAGGGAAATGACGGATAATCGGTGTTGGGTAATATCAGTTGAATGCATGGAACATGGTGCTAACTCAGCAATCTATTATGGGTGATATATGTTTGGTCTAAATGAAATTGTAGGAAAAAAATATTTCGAAGATGCTGGTGACAAGTTATTTGTCACTAGTGTTTTTTATACTATGCAGGGAGAAGGTCCATATCGTGGTATGCCTGCATTATTTGTTCGTCTAGCTAAATGCAATCTTGGTTGCTCTTGGTGTGATGCATTCTTTGATGATGGTGATTGGATGACCGTCGAAGAAGTTATATTGGCCGGTGTACTAGAAGTAGAAAAGTATTATGACAATAATGTACCTGAAGGTATTTGGGATCGTATGGTATTTGTTGTTACTGGTGGAGAACCATCTCTGCAGAAGATTAAACCTCTATTAGAATATGCATCCGAGAAGTTTGGAGCCACACAGATCGAGTCTAATGGTGTATTTGCTCCTGATGTTCCAGATCGTACTACTGTAGTAATCTCTCCTAAGTGTAATGAGAAGGTTGATATCTCATTAGGCTTTAAGCGTTATATTCCTACAAAGTATATGGAACCCAATAAGGATACATTGGCTCGTGCTGATTGTCTAAAGTTTATTGTAGAGGATCAAGATGAATTTGATTCTCCATATCAATCTATTCCTGATTGGGCTCATGAATGGCATAAAGAGACTGGACGTGATATCTACATCTCGCCTATGAACATCTATAATAAAGAACCAGAGAAGGCTAAGGCCATACGAGCTGGTAAGAATAAGATGGATCTAGAAGAACGATCTACTGTAGATGAAGTTGTGTCTTGGTGGGAGAAAGATCTATTTAATATGGATGCCAATCAAAAGAACCATGAACATGCAGCTCGTTATGCATTAGATCATGGTTACATCTTCCAAATGCAATTGCATCTATTTGCGAGCTTTGCATGATTCGAGACTTTGAGACACTTGAAGAAGAGATCGTAACTATTCTTGCCGAAGAGTCCGCAGAGCTCATACAAGAGATCATGAAGATGAAACGTAGGAATAGTTATCCTTCAAAACAATTCCAAGAAGAGCTTGGAGATGTGATGTGCTTGATTGATCTTTGCTTTGAATACAAATTGGCAAATAGGTCAATTGCAAATATGAGATCATATCAAAAGAAAGAAAAATTAAAAAAATGGTCAAAAATATTTGAGAAAGCCCGTGACTTCAAGTACGAATGATCCTATATTAATATTATAGGAACGGAGGACATCATGGATAAGTATCTTGGAGCTCATCTTATTTCTGCTTTGTTGACCAAGAAGGGTATCGTACCTGATAATAATTTAGCCAGAGCTGTCGGTACAATCATATATGAAGTATCGACAACTAAGTCAGGTTTAGTATCAAAGTCATTAGTGGATGAATATGGCTTTAGATCTTCTTCGTTCTGTGAAGAACATTATCATTCTCGTCAGCAAGTAGGTAAGCGTATAGTTGAAGAGAATCCATCGTATGATGATATAGTAAAGATACTAGGTGAATGTACTAAGGTTCACCTAGTAACATCCGAAGAGAATATTAGACTTTCTCCTATTCAAAATGGTCGAGACACAAGAGATAAATCTTGGCAAGATCAATATCTATTAGCAGGTATTGAATTAGTAAAAGATCAGGGCACAGCACCTAGATACTTTTATAGCACTTATGTGATCGACGATTCTGTGTATGAGAATATCCAGCTAGCATCTGATGCTACCGGATTGCCTTGGGACATTATTAGGAAGCGCTGTTCTTCCAAGGCTCTTAAATGGCGCAACTTTGTGAGAAAGGGATAAACATGTACAAAGTATACCTAGCAAAACTAAAACGTGAAATTCGTGAGAATGGATTGCCGACCACAGTCTATAAGGTTGGTATAACATCATCTAATGATGCTGAAAGACGTTTACGATATACTGGAGAAGATGAACCTAACCCGGTGACATCTGTATTCCAAGATATTAAAATTATGACATCCACACAACGTGTTTATAGTAAAGAAGAAGCTGAATCTATCGAGAAGCGTATTATGGATAGTATTGCCAATACTGCGGGCGATAAGTATTTTCATAATTGGTATGAACCTCGTCAGATAAGTGGCATTACAGAAATGCGTAAATGGAATTATGACGAAATTCAAACAATCTTTGAAATCTTTAAGGAATATAAAAACAATGCTAAAGACTAAAGACACATCAGCCGTTATTCGTAAACGGATTGAGGATGCCAAGGGTAGATATTGGGCTGGAGATAATATCTCAGACTTTATTGAAGACGGTGAAAAAGAAAAACTAATTGAAGAGGCTACAGCAGCCTTTGAAAAGGTTCTTGATACATTATTGATTGATCGGCATAATGATCCTAACTCTATGGGAACGGCTAAACGATTGGCCAAGATGTATTATAATGAAATTATGGCAGGTCGTTATGATCCTGCCCCATCTGCTACAGCATTTCCTAATACAGGTAAGTCTGCTTATCATGGTATGCTTACGGTTCGTTCAGAACTAAAGTCCATGTGTAGTCATCATCACCAACCTGTTACTGGTGTTGCCTATATTGGTATTATTCCTACAGATAAGGTTATTGGTCTATCTAAGTATACACGTATTGCTCAGTGGTGTGCTCGTCGTGGTACTCTACAAGAAGAACTATGTAATGATATTGCTCGTGAGATTATGCTAGCCACAGAATCAGAGAATGTGGCTGTTTATATTCAGGCTAAGCATGGATGTTGTGAGAATCGTGGTATCATGGCTACTAGCTCATTAACACAGACTACAGTTCTCAAAGGATTGTTTAATACGCCTCATGCTAAAGGTGAGTTCTTTGACAATGTGCGTATGCAGGAATTAAATTCAAAATAAATTAAAAAATATCCTTTCTAACCCTTGACTTATCCTCTTTTTGGTATTATATTAATAATATCAGAAGGAGGATTTTTTTTATGTTAGATGCTAAGACAGTAAAGGGTATGAATATTAAAGCAGTTGTTGATGATGCTGAATGGCAAGCTGTTCGTAAGGCTCTCATTGGCAATTGGAAAAATAATCATGTTCAGAATGTAAATCTACTAAGAGAATACTTTGATAAATATTACGATAATCCTTTAGCGATTCGTCGCCTTGTAAATGTATTGACAGGATCTGTTCATCGTGTAGGCCATACAAAAGGTCAAAAAGAAACAGATGCTCTTCGTCGTGATGTTCGTATTGTATGGCGCAATATGCTTGGAGAAGAATGGGATCCAGAAGATCCAAGATATAAGACAGGAGAGATCTAATGAAGACGTTCAAGCAATTCTCAGAAGGGCCTAAGGATGCTGCTGGTAAGTCAGTCTTTGTAAAGAAGATAGCTAAGTCAGCCGGTGTTGATTATAAGAAAGCAGGTGCTATAGCAGCTGCTGCTGGTCGTAAGAGAATGGGCGCCGCTAAGTTTAATGCCAAGGCAGCAGCGGGTCGTAGAGCGAGTATACGCGCACGTAAGGCGGGTAAAGTATATAAAGGTTAGTTATGGTATATGTGTTATTAAAGAACAAAGGCGGACAAGTTCTTAAAGACATTAAGTTGAAAGATCCTAAAGGCAAGACTTGGACAGTCACAGGAACATCTCGTAAAGGTATTAATCGTTATTCAATTGGTTTGAAATCAAGTGATGGTTCTACAAGAACTGTTATGAATCATGATATAGCAAAAAAGAAAGATCCTAAGCATGAGCCTTGGTCAGTAGTAGGTGATTTTCATTCACCATCAAAGATTGCTAAGATGTATGGTCGTAAGTTAGATCCTGATGCTAATAAACCAAGACCAGAACGTGCTTCATTTTGGAAAATGAAATCTAAACCTGGTAGTCATAATTACAAGCAAAAGAAACGTCTCATGAAAGTGGCTCCTGATCAATACGGTAAGTTTAAAGAAGATTGGGAAGCAAATTTAGAATGGTTAGTGGAGAATAATCTTAATGAAGAATCTTGAAGTATATGTTAATGCAGTGTTCGTAGCTCCTACTCTTGAAAAGAAAAAAGAAGCTATGTATCGTTTGATTGAAACATCTCATGCAAAAAAAGAAACAAAAAAGCTTGCCAAGACTAAGGTAAGTATGTTAAAATCAAATAATCAGGTAGATAAGTATGCTACTAACTATATGTTCTCGGGAGAAGGTCTAAGTGTCTAATAAGGCTAATAAGTTTAACATACATTGGCAGTTGACACGTACACAGGTACGTAAGATCAAAGATGTTGATGCAAAGATTAAATATGTATTGAATTTTCTTAATCGTAATAAGAATGTTCATAATTATGGAAGAGTTCATAATTGGCTAAAGATGACAGGTGTTGCTTATAAAGATGACAAGCGACAGAAGTTTGTTGATGCTGTATCTAAGCTTGAGGCTAATAAGTCTAAGTATTCTAATACTGCTGATAATGAAAATGATCTTTCAAAGATGTCTAAGGATGATCTTAAATTAGTATATAAAGATCTATCTAAACGTAAGTATGGATTTCAATATAAGTCTGTACCTAAAGCACATACTGATTTTATGGATAAGTTGAAAAAAGCTCTAGAGGATTAATGTTTGCAAAGTGGACCGAAGTCAACGGTATTAAGTGTCAGGGTAAAACCGAAGCTCGTACCTGCCAGGCTTTATTTGATTTAGGATTCAAGGTTAAGAGAGGCAAGTTTGTAGAAACACCTCATGGTCGTTATACGCCAGACTTTGACATTGGATCAGTATATATAGAAGTAAAGGGTATTAATTCTTGGTATCAGGCTTGTGGTATGGTTCCCATGATGGAAAATGCAAGAGACCCCAAGCTTGCTAAGATTACAGATACATCTCTCAAAAAAATGTTACATGTTAATAAGATTAAGCCGGTCTATGTATTTGTAGACTTGACTTCTTCTAAAAAAGCTTTATTATCTATGGATAGACCGAATACAGAACTTAATGTGTTATATGGTTATCCAAATGAATTGAAGGAATTTTTATATGAATTTACCACTGATCTCTCACGAGATACCACACTCTTTAGCTGAGGCTGAACATGCTGGAGATTATGACATTAACGACTATCTTTTCGTTCTTTTACATCGTTATATGTCTGACGATCGTTATAGGAGTATTGTGGATTCTTATAAGGGTTTTACCATTCTTGATAATAGTTGCTTTGAGTTGGGTGCTGCTCTCTCTAATGAACTTATTGTAGAATATGTAGAAAAGATTAAACCTGATGTATTTGTATTACCTGATGTGTTGGGTAATATGGAAGAGACAATTGATAGGTCACATGACTTCTTAAACAATTATCCTGAATTAGAATCCAAAGCAATGGCTGTGGTACAGGGTGATACTCCAAAAGAGTTTAAAGACTGTTATGAATGGTTTGATGAGAATTGTCCAAACCTGGCAATGATTGGTATTCCGTTTTGTTTTAATTGGGCATTTCGTAGAAACCTAAATCCCGTATCACATGCATTGGAACGCGTAGACCTTATTGATATGTTATTGAATGAGGGTGTAATTCGTAAGACAACTAAACACCATCTATTAGGTACTTGGTGGGCTCAAGAGTTCGGTTATTATCATGAACAGGATTGGATATATTCTGTTGATACTTCTAATCCTATTGCAGCAGCCATTGATGGCGATAGATATCCAATTGAGCATAAGCCTAAAATAAAATTTGATGAATTTGTAGATATGGGCTTGAAAGAAATCAATATTGATGATATAATTTATAATGTAAAAGCATTTCGGGAGATCGTGAAACGTGACTGATAAAATTAATCCAGACCATTATAAAAGTATTGATGGTTACGAAGTAATTGATATTATCGAATACTTTGATTTAAATTTTGCTAGAGGTAATGCAATTAAGTATTTGCTGAGAGCAGGAAGAAAAGCAGAACAAGGATATGATATGTCTGCCAAAGAGATAGAAGATCTTGAAAAGGCAGGATGGTATATCTTCCGTGAAATTAAGAAATTGAAAGGCCGTAATAATGAACCTGAGTGAGGCATTAGTTAAATTACCAGATACAGATAAAAATGTATTGGCTGTATTATCCGGTGGTCTTGATTCTAGTATTATGACTATGATGCTGGTAGAAAAGTATGGACCTGATCGAGTGTATGCGTTATCATATAATTATGGTCAGAAACAAAAAGTAGAATTAGAAAAGGCAGCAGAGCTGTGTGATAAATTAGGCATTGGCCATAAGGTTCTAGATCTAGGTATTCTAGGTGAGATTGCAGAACCTATCTCGGCTAATATTGGTGGCTCAGACGTAGCGATGCCAACCATTCATGATGTACTTGGAGATCCTCAACCGAAGACATATGTTCCTTTCCGTAACATGATTCTCCTTTCTTTGACTATGGCACAAGCAGAAGCTTCTAACGCTTCTCATGTCTTTACGGGTCTTCAGGTACATGATGAATATGGTTATTGGGATACAAGCCAACGATTTGTGGATTCTATGAATGCAGTTGCTATTCAGAATAGAACACATCGCGTAGAAATCCTAGCTCCATTTAGTAAGCTTTCGAAGCTACAAGAAATTAAAATCTGCCAAGAGATGAATATGCAGCATCTATTGATACATACTCTTACCTGCTATGATCCAGACGATCAAGGGCGGTCTTGTGGTAAATGTCCATCATGTGCAGAACGTATTCAGAACTTTATGGGATCGGGTATGATTGATCCTATTCCTTATCAAATTGAAATTCCATGGGATTAAAATATGTGTTCTATTATAGGTACCTATGATTTAAAAGAACTAGAATATCTTGCGGAGGTAAATGCCTATAGAGGTACTATATCTCATTCTATTGCGGCCGTAGTAGATAATAAAGTAGTATACTTAGATAGAGGTGAAAATGGCCTAGAGGTATCTAATCATGAAAAAGATATACCTTCTGATGCATATTACATAGCTCATCAACAAGCACCTACATCAGCCGATGATAATAAAAATACAATACATCCAGCAGAATATGCGGGACGTTTATTATGGCATAATGGTATAATTAAAGAAGAACAGATTAAGAAGTTTAAAGAACATTTTAAAGAAGACATTGATTGGGATACAGCCTGGCTAGTTAGATTGATGGCTCAAAACAATCCTAGTCTTTTATCAGACGTTGATGGCGGTTTTGCTTGTATGTATTATAGTGAGGATGGCCTTTGGGTGTTTAGAAATGATCTGGTTGCCTTATGGCATAAGGGATCTACCGTTTCTTCTACTCGCTGGGATCATTATGACACTAGCATTACGTATGTACCATCTGGCAAGATACATAAATTAAGTGATAATAAAGAATGGATTGAATTGGAACATACGTTCCAAACAAAGGAAAAATATTTTTGGAGTGTGCCGTTATGAGTATGATTAATATTGGTGGCAGTAATGCTACCTCTAATCTAACTAATATTTTACCCAAAGATGTTCAGCCTAATGCTGTAGATCTACGTCTAGGTAAGGTATATAATATTAAAGATAATGTATTTACAATTGATGAAGACCATAAGGTTCATCGTGGATCTGAAGAATGGGAAGTATGGGAAGACGGATACTATTATTTGTATCCAGGCGCTTATGAAGTTATAATGGAGAATGAAATACATGTGGGACCAGATGAAGCGGGATTTGTCATCACCAGGAGTACTCTTAATCGTAATGGGTGTTATATTACTTCAGGCCTCTATGATACTGGCTATCATGGGGTTATGGCTGGGGTCTTGCACGTAACAACTGGATTGATGCGGATTAAACCAGGAACTAGGATTGGTCAGTATCTAAACTGGAAGGCGGAAGCTTTAAGCAGTTATGACGGTGATTACGGAAAGGGGAAGGAGCATGATCAAAAATATGGGTAGAGGTATTCGCATGATGAAATCAGCAGCGGCACGGTTACGCCGCCGTGAAAATAAAAAAGTAGTAAAAGAACGACAAGAAAATTTTTATTCTAAGATGCGTAGATTGAGAAAGAAAAATGTTCACAATTGAATTTGATATGGATGAAACTCTTATCACTATTATGGACAACACGGGAGAGCTCGAAGATGTTGGGGCTCTCCTTTATGAAGACTATTGTCATATAAGACAATGGAATGAAAAAACACAAAGATATGATGTCATTACAATGAAACCAGAAATGTATCTAAAACTTATGAAAGCATTTAACCTTGAAGAAGGTGCATATGACATCGTAACAGTTGAAAGAAATTAGTATGCAAACAGTACCTTTATTTCCTGTATACTTTGCAAAAGATCAAGCTCCTGATGGACTCATTACAGAAGACATTACAAAGTTTATAGAACAAATACCCAGAAAAAATAATACATTAAATGGTGTTTCTAAGGATAACTATGTATTAGAAAGATATCCTGAACTTAGTCATATAAAGAGTTGGCTTCAAAATCAAATTAATAATGTATTTAAAAATGATTTTGCAGCGGATCCAAGACGTATTAAACCAGTGATTACACAAAGTTGGTTTACATATTCTAAAAGAGGTGAAGCTATGCATGGACATACTCACCCCAATAGTATTTTAAGTGGCGTGTTATATATCAGAGCAAATAAAGATCTTGATGTTTTAAAACTTGGTAGACCCCATCAAGAAAAAATGATGAAATGGTACTATACTCATTTAGGTGAATTTACAGCCGCTGAATACTTGGAAAGTGTTGGTACAGGAGACTTTGTATTATTTCAATCTGATCTACATCATGAATTTGGTGAGGTAGAACATGATGATGTTAGAATTAGTTTGGCCTTTAATACCTTTGCAGAAGGTTATTGGGGCGATGATGACTTACTCACTGGACTTCATATTAAATATGATTACCCGGGTTGACATTTGACTTCATATGTCCTATATTAATAATATAAGGAATTAGGAGAATATTATGAGTAATCAACGTGGTGGTAAATGGAAGCCGGCTTCTTTAGATAATGGTACAAGTGATATGCGTATACGGAATTTCTTTCGTACATGTGTAAGAGCTTTAGAAGATGAACCTGATGCTCAATTTTACTTTGAGCAGATAGTAGATCATATCAATCAAGGCGGTAGTATTATGACGGACGATCTTACAACCGTCCGCCGTATCTTAGGAGCTTAGTCTTTTTTCTCTCCGCTCTTGCCTTTTGAGTAGGCCTGAGCACCAAAGAATGCTGCAACCAAACCAGCAATAGCCACAAAGTAAGTAGGTGCGATATCACCTACGATCTGAGCGGCGCCCTCTATTCCTAATACAGAGGTGATCATAATAAGGACCGGATACAAGAGCATGCCCCATAGTGCAAACCATGCCATTGCTCTTATCTGGTCCTCTTTTTTATCTTCATTCTCTTGCATCTTTTTACGATGCTCAAACTCCGCTATTTCTTTAGCACGAGCCATTTCTTCATCAGTAATGATTCCATCTCCGTCAGCATCTAAATGAGCATAGATGGAATCAGCCTGCATCATTTTTGCTTCTTGTTTTTTATCCGCCATCGTTTTCATCTCCACTCCGAATGCGTTTTTCTCAGCCATCAGTATAGACTTCCTCTAGATAATCATCACTACCAGCAGGATTCATTATTACATTACCAAACTCTGCTGCAGCCCATGTCATTACTAAGATAGCCAATAGGCCTATAAAAACCCATTTCATTTTCATGTCATCCACGATCATTTTAATCCCAATCATTTCATTGCCAAGAACCCTAAACTGCAATTCCATTTTACCTTCTGGGGTATCTTCATCTCTAATTGTATTTGGTATTTTGTCCTCAGCCATAATTATTTCCTTTTTTCTGTGTATTTATGCAAATTAAACGTTGACATTTGGTTCAAGAGGCCTTATATATAAACTATGAATAGCAGAGCAGTAAACATAATAAGTGGGACTATAACCATGGGAATGATGGCAAGTGCGATCGCTTTGGCATTGATTTATCCTCAGGTAGATCCTGAGCAGCATAAATGTCTGTCATTAAATGTTTATCATGAGGCAAGAGGTGAAAGAGTAGAAGGTCAAATAGCAGTAGCTCAGGTTACTCTTAATCGTAAGGCAGATAATCGTTGGCCAGATACTATATGTGGAGTTGTTTATCAGGATAAACAATTTAGTTGGACACATACAATTAAAGATCATACTCCAAAAGAGGAAGTAGCTTGGAAGCAGGCTCAGATCATAGCCCGTGATGTTATGATCGGCAATGTTGAAGACCCAACAGTTGGTGCTACACATTATCATGCAAGTTGGGTCAATCCTGCTTGGGCTAAAGAATTAAAACTAGCTAAGGTTATAGGTGTACACCTATTTTATAAATAATGTATATTACTCCTTGTGTGAGTATATGTGTATTGGAAAATGACATATGCAAAGGTTGTAATAGAACAAAAGAAGAAATTACTAATTGGACTAAGTATAGTGACGAACAACGGATGACCGTTATGAAGCGTCTTGGTTATGGAAAACGGAATGCTAGAGACAGACGGCGAAGACTATCACGTAATAACTAATGCAGTAGAAATTGCTTCTACTACTCCTGGACTGTATATGGAAATAGGAACTCGTCTAGGTGGTTCAACTAAAGTTATTATTGATGCAATGATTGACGCAGACACTCCAAATAATCATCTTGTGTGTATTGATCCTTATGGTGATTTGCCATATGAAGAAGAAGACAATCTTTGGATTAATTATGATTATAACAATCAGATGAAAGCAACCGCACAACGAGATTTATACAATTACGTTTTTGATAAACCTATTAATCTTCATTTCTTTATATTAAGTGATCAGGAATATTTTTATAGGTATCATGATGGCATACCAGTATACTCTAATGGTGAAAAATACCTTATGGAAAAGTATGCTTTTGTATACTTTGATGGACCTCATTCTACTCATTCAGTAATGGCAGAGATTCAATTCTTTATGACTAACAATCGTATTAGTCCCGGCACTGTATTTGTATTTGATGATGTTAAAAAGTATAACCATGATTACATTGATGATTACCTGAATAGAAATTATTTTGAAAAAATAGAAGAAACAGATTTTAAAATATCTTATAGAAAGCTATGATTTTATTTTTTGCATTTGGACCTATGCTTTGTTATTTTTTATTATTATTTTATGCGGGTTTGTTTGGTTCAATTTTTGGTACAGAATGGATACGATCTAAAGATCATTTGTTATTTGAATATTTGTTGATTCTGTTTTGGTATTATCAACTGGGGCTTTTTGGCACAATTATAATTAAATTAAAAAACTACTTGAGGAATTCTGGTCTTTAAATTATAATTATATAGTAAACGTTATAAAGGTTATATGGACTCCGGGGCGGTACCGGACGCCTCCACCAAAAGCACACTTCGCCTATCTGCATAATAGGTGTGGTGCAGCACACAACCCTTAATCGGGCCAAGAAGGTGTGCTTTTGATGGGGGCGAAATAGGTTTCGACATGTAGTCAAGTTTACAAATTACAAATGCAAACGATAATTTTGCACCATCTGGTTTTGCTCTAGCAGCATAAACACAGGGGGCCGGTCACTTGCCTAGCAACAGAAAAGTGACATCTAACAATTTAATTAGGGAATAAAGAAATGAAAATTGCAGCAATTGCAACAGCAACAATGGTAACACTAGCAGCATGTGGAGCAACAGAAGCAGAGGCAGTAGAGCTTGGTGGCGGCCTTTCAGTTGGCGCAGAACTAGATAATAAATATAACGTCGATGACGAAAAGTTCACAATGACTCTATCTCCAGAAGTTGGTTACGCAGCTTGGGGTGCAGACTTTTCATTAGGTACAGATCTTAATCTATACAACGGTGATGAGTTTGGCTTGAACGAAGACAAAGCACCTACAGTAGATTTTGGCGTAGAGTATGGCGTTGGCCTTTGGGGTCTAAGCTCAACAGCATATGCAGAAACAGGTTGGAACTTTGAGACAGAAGATCAAACACCTATTGAGCTTGGTCTAAAGTTTAAGTTCTAAGCTATACTAAATAATAGTATCGGGTTGTCACGTAATAGACACGCGGGGAGCCACGGTTAGCTCCCTTTTTTATTTTGAAAGGAGTTCGTATGGAACTACTAGGATACTATACCGCAGGGTTCTTTCTCTGCTTAATAGGTGAACCACAGGAATATAAAAACTGTGTTCTTTACCGTAGCCCAAACTCATTTCCAACTGAAGAGATTTGCCATGCATCTTTGGTTAGACAAGGTGAGTTACTGTGGTATATGTTTGATAAAGAATCATTTGAAATTGTTGATATACGCTGCATCGAATGGATGCCAAGAAGAAAAGGTGTTTAGGTTATTATAAATAAACATTAATGTAATATAAGAAGGAATTCAGGTATGAAGAAGCTCCTAGCAATTGGTGCTTTCTTCGTTATGACATCAACCGCATATGCTCAAGTAGCAAATGATGCAGATGGTAATTTTGATAGTACGAGTTATGTTGAAACAAACAACGATAGTACAACTACAACTACGAGCACTGTAACTACTACTAATTCAAATACAAATAATACGACTATTAATAGTACAAATTCAAATACGAATACAAATACTAACAATAGCACTGTAAATAGTACTACGAATTCAACAAACACTAATACTAATACTAGTAATGTAACAACTACTGGAACTAATACGAATACTAATACAAATAATTCTACTATCAATAATACCACAAATAGTACAGTCAATAGTACTTCGAATAACACATCATCTGTAACTACAACGGGTACAAATACTAATACCAATACGAACACTAACACGTCGACAATTAACAGTACCAATACAAATTCGAATACAAATAATAACGTAAACACAAATACGTCGACATCTACTAATTCGAATACAAATACGAACACTAGTACGTCTACAAACACATCAAATGTAACTACAGATAATACTAGTGTTAATACCAATACAAATTCCAATACTAATAATACTACTGTAACGAGTACTGGAACGAATACAAATAATAATACTAATGTTAACACCAACAATAGTACAATGAGTAGTACGTCAAATAATGTAAACACAAATGCTAATGTAAATCAGAATACATCAACATCAGACGTAACTCAAACAATTAAATCCCCTCCTGCATCAGCTATAGCACCTACTATTATGTCAGGTGGTAATGACAATTGTACTGTCACTTGGTCAAGTTCTGTTCAGACTCAAATCCTTGGTATGAGTGGTGGTGGACACGTAAGAGATGTTAACTGTGAAAGATTAAAGAACGCAAAGGCTCTTTACAATATGGGTATGAAAGTTGCATCTGTTGCTCTAATGTGCCAAGATGCAAATGTTTTCAAAGCTATGGAAATGGCAGGTACTCCTTGTCCATTTGCAGGTACAATTGGTTTAGAAGCTTCTACATTATGGGAAGAGAATCCAGAAGAAAAACCTGTTCCATTAACAAACGAAACAACACCTCATGCTCAAGCGAACTCTATCATTGGCATTGGCTTCTTGTTGGCTATCCTCGCTGCCCTCTAGTGCACAGGATCTAACGCAACAAGATATTAATATGGGAATACTGTATAGTGCTCCCTCCAATCCTGATGACCTATTAGAATATACTGACCGCACATACACGGATCAGATCATTAACAATGAAGTTACTCCATACACAAATGGTGCTGGTAGAGATTGGCAAGC